TATCAATTTATTATTCGGCCATTGATATCTGTCTTCTTCTTTCATCTCACCTTTTTCAATCAGTTGAGTTTCTAAATTATAAAGCTCTTCTCTTTGCGTAGGATTTTGCACTACAGACAAGAATGGAACAATAACTTCATTATAAATACGCTCAGGCATCAATAAAAACTCATCAATAATAATTCTATGAAAACGAAAACCACGAAGTTTTTCGCCATCACCTAAAGGTAATGCTCTAATACGGCTTTTACCAATTTCCATTACCCATTCATCATTATTTTTAGAAACATGAGTAATACATTGTTTTAATAAATAAGCTTCAGGTTTCGCGGCGATATCTTCAATCTTTTTAAATATCATTTTAGACTGACGAAATGAACGCGACAATATACCTGTTTCAACTCCTTGATTTAATATGGCATCTAGTACAGCGTATATGCCTGTCGTGTATGATTTACTCATACCACGCGACCAAACACCTAAAAAATAATCACTTTCCAACATGCCTTTGATAGCCATATGTTGAAACGGAAATAATTTTACGCCTGTAATGAGATCTGTAGAAAACGTTACATTGTTTCGTAAAAATTGATAGAACAAAAGTTTAGCTTCTCGTTCTTCTAGAAAACCTTCTTTTTTAAGAAGTTCTTCATTTGATACAAGATAGTTCTTTCGTGATTTTTGATTGCCTGTTTCCCAACTCATTGTCTAAAAAATATTGTATATCGACTTGCCACAGCGATTTACCATGATATAGTAGTTTAGGGATAATCTCTAATGATTTATCTCTATCACCAGTAAAAACAAATTGAATTCTTCTTGGATATTTATGACTTAGATTACGCATATTATGAAAAACGTATTCTAAATTTGTTTTTCTATTGTATCTTTTGTGATTGTAAATTATCGACTCAATATTGCTTTCTATAACAACATATAAATAACAATCTAATTCAACCGCCTTAATCAATTCACTCTCAAATCTTTCAACACCAGAAGCCATCGTACCTAGAAAATCAGATTCGCTTTTTCTATCTACAAAAGTATTTTTAAAAAAACTTTTATCATCAATCAGATAATCGCCAACAAAAATTTTTTCTATTCTTGAGTGTTTAAACTTCAAAGGATCTTGTTCTCTTGTATCAACAAGCATTGGCAACTCTCTCAAATCAACAGAATAAAAAGAATTTGGTAAATTCTTATTATATAAAGGTTCAACATTTAATAATTTACATACAGAATTATAAGAATTAAAATGCTTCTTATAAATATCTAAATCTGGCATTGATAATGTCTTCAATTCATTATGAAAAGGTGCATAATGATATTGTTTTCCAGATATTCTATTTTTTAACATTTCAATGCATTTAGACTTGATTGTTTCTTCGCTTTCTTTGTTTTCCCAAGCTAGAAATTCTTTGTAATCTAAAAATTCTGTTTCAAAATATTGCTTTTTATTTTTAAATGGTATTTTTTGTTTGTAATGCAATGAATATCGCGGATAATATGTACAATAATACTCTGCTTGATATAAATTATGTTTCTTTAAATGAGCATGAAGAGATTTTTCATTCTCAAAAATAGTATTACATATTTTACACACCATAATTTTTAGGAACTAAATATATAATACCACGTTTTGCACCTTCGCTTAAAACATCATTATTATACCAATAATTATATTGATTATCATATATTTATCAAAATTATCTTTCAACCATTCGAAAGTAAACGGTTGATTATGAAACATATTTGTCTCCGTTAAATGCTTTTGTAATAGTCATGTTAAATTGCGTCTTGTTTTGAAATTCCTAATATTCTCGCTTTCCATGAACTCATGTTCTCTAATCTATCAGCTTCTTCCTTAACGGTTTTCTTTTGTAGTTCTGCAATTTGAATCATCATTTTTCTTTCTTGTTCGTCTTGGAATAATTCTACAAGATTAATAATTGAAGCGTTTTTTTGTTGATGTTGTTCAACTCTTTTAGATCTTTCGCCGTTCAATTTTTGAATGCTTTTATCTATTCGTTGAGCACATTGATTATATTCTTCGCTGATGGTCTTTAAAACCTCAGTTAATCGCATCGTAAAATCTTTTTGTTCTTCTGTTTCATTGAACATTTGATTTATTTTATTTTTCTTGATGTCGATCTGACGTAGATTGATATAATCCATGCAAACATTAATATATAAATTAATTTCATCTGTAGTGAGGTCTGGTTTGTCCCAAACAGAACGAACGAACTCTGCTTCAAATAAATCTTTATCTGTTGAGCTAGTGTAAGAATCATAATTACCTACAAAACGAGGACTTGATAAATAATTCAAAAGTTTTTCCATGTATTTTCTGTGTTGCAATGAAAGTTTTTGTTCTTCAATAGATTGGCCGCACCATTTATTTACTTTATTTATAACTGTATTTATTGAACGTGGAACTGAGTATTTTTCATTGACGGCAGACTCATTATCAACTAAAAATTCTGGATATTTTTCTTTGATATATTTCTGAACCGCTCTGTACTCTGGAGTAATAAAAATATTTAAATTTTTTAAACCTTGAAACTTTTCATTAAACAATAATTCTGTAATTTGTTTTGGAGTTATGCCTGTTTTGATATTTTGATCAATAAATTCATAATGATTCTGAGTAAGAACCTCTTGATTAACTGGTGGCTTGGGCTTTTCTTTTTTTACAAATCCTGTATTAACTAAAAAATCTCTGATAGCTTTGGCTTCTTTTGATCTTCCAGTTAGATCTTCGCGATTATATAACAAATTCGCTATAACAACATAATCGTTGACACCTTCTTCTATTTTTTTTGTTATAAATAGTTTTTGTTCTTCGGTTAACATATTATGAAGAAAAAATATCGTTATCTTTTAGTAAATTCTGAGCTTTCAAATAAAGCATTTTTTTTAAATTTTTTATTTGTTTATAACCCGCTTTGCGACCTTTTTCATTGGTCTTGAATCTTAATGTTTTTGCAATTTCATCATCATTTAAGTTATCAATAAAAAACATTTTATAAATAAAGAAGTTTTTATCTGATAAATTATTCTTCATCAAAGCATGTAATTTGTTTTCAGCAGATTTATAATCATGATCTATAGATGATTCAAAAGTATTAAAATAATTTTTATGATTTTCTAAACTAACTGTAATTTTGACATCGTATGCAGATTTTTTGATCTTTTCCCATTTAGAATACAATGGACATTCATTACATTGAGTGCCGCTCACAGTAAAACCGCATGACATTTCAACACCAGATTCGCCTTCTTTATTTTGATTGAATGGACAAGATAAACATGGTCGCGCAAAACTCGTATAATTATTACGAATTATATTTCTAATCTGATTTGTAACAATACGATTCACCCACGGCTCAATCGCTCGCGACTGATCCCATAAATGCCATTTTTTAAAGATATGAACTTTAATAATTTGTTCTATATCTTCAAAATCGAACCAAGTAATCGCTTTTAACTTCCACTTATTTTTTCGCTTTTTAATTACTAGATCTATCGTTTCATACATGTCTTCAAACTTTATCTTTTTACGTTTCATCTATGTCTTTTGGAGTCTTCATCGATCTACATTCGCTCATAGATTGTTTTAGATATTCTTCTTTAGAAGGAATTCTATAATTTGGATCGACATCTATGCGGATTCTGTCTTCAGATGGCGGAACACTAATGATTTCTGATACAGAAAATTTATTCTTACTCTTTTCGATTTCGTAACTCAGTGCTTTTGGTCTAACAAATGTCGTTGGTAGACCATCTTCATCATAATCGTTTCTGGATACTGGTCTATTTATTTGAGGCGTGATCTTTTGAGCTAAAGATGACATTTGATTGCCACAAGCCGAACAAAATTTAGCCCCCAATAAATGCTTAGTACCACAGTTAGAACAGTAAACGTTATTCATACGATTATTATATCAGTGCGTAACTACTTTATCTAATCTCTTGAATACATTTACGATATATTTAAGAATTTCGCTTCTCATAATGTCTTCTTCATCAAATTGAAAACAATATATACCTTTTTCTTCGCTTTCTTTATTATTAAATAAATCGTATACTCTCATGAAACCAGACTTATTACCAATGTCTGATTGCATTGCGTCACCACAAATAAACATCTTGGTATTTTCACCAATACGGGTTAGTAAAGTAACTAATTCTTTTGTGCTATAATTCTGAGACTCGTCAGCAATGATTAATTTATCATTCCATGTCGCGCCTCTTAGAAAATTAATTGGTAATGCCTCTATAAAACCATTTGTTTCTAGATATTTAGACTGCGGCAACGGTAACAGTTCATCTAGTTTATCATACAATGGCATCATGAATGGATTAAATTTCTCATCAACTGTTCCGGGTAAAGAACCTAAAGCTCTTTCTCCAGATTCGGCAATTGTACGAATATATTTTAGTTCAGATTTAGGATTCATATTCATCATGTGCAAAGCGCAGTAAACAGCCAAAAAAGTCTTTGAACTGCCAGCAGGACCATTGATAAAAATTATTTTAGTATTCTTATCGAAGGCTATCTGAGCGAAACTTTTTTGTTTATCTGTTAA